GGCCGGAAACCAACACCGCCGGTGAGGGCAAACGCTGGCTTCGCGAGTTGGCCGGTTTCCATTTCGGACATTTGACTACTGGAGGTGAGCTGTGGCCGTACCCGGTACCAAGCCGAAGCCCTACCTCCAGGCGGTGAAGGAAGGCAATCCCGGCCGCCGCAAGCTGGAGCCGGGCCTGATCTTGTCCTCGCCGCTGGCTGAGCCGGACTGGCTGGCGCTGCTTCCTGGCAAGGGCGAGATGCAGCGGGCCCGGAATGTGGCCCGGGAGATGTGGCGCCGCCTGGCGCCTGTCCTGGCGCGCTCTGCGGGCTTGTCGGGCGAGCAGGCTGAGACGCTGGCGGATTACTGCGTGACGTGGGCCCGGATCGACCAGGGGGAGCGCGCGCTGTCGCGCCAGGGTGTCGTGATGCCGGGCATTATGGGCGGCCTGGTGAAGAACCCGTGGACGACTGTGCTGCACCAGTACCGCGCCCACTTCCGCTCGCTGGTCGGGGAGCTGGGGCTGTCCCCGGCCGCGGCGACGCGGATCAAGCCGCCCGCCGATGAGCCAGGCGACGACCCGTTCGCGTGACGGCCTGCTGCCGGTCCCGCGGGCTCAGCTCCTCGAGCTTGGCCTTACCAGCGAGCAGGTGGACGAGGCGCTGGAGGCGGCGCCGCTGCACGTTGCCTTCCAGGCCGACCGGGAACCGGGTGCGTACTTCGACGTTGATCTCGTCAGGCGGAAGCTGCGGGCGCTGGCCGAGTTCCGGCACACGAAGGGCCGGTGGGCTGGCAAGCCGATGACGATCGAGGGCGGCGGGCTGTCGCCCTGGCAGGTCGTGTGGATCATCGCGCCGGTGTTCGGCTGGGTGTTCTACGACGCGGAGATCGAGCGGGTTGTCCGGGTGATCCGGACGGCGTGGATCGAGGTTCCGCGCAAGGCCGGGAAGAGCACGCTTTCCTCCGGCATCGGGAACGTGCTGCTGCTGGCGGATCAGGAGCCGGGCGCTGAGGTGTACGCGGCGGCGGCGTCGCTGCCGCAGGCGGGCCGCGTCTTCGAGGACGCGAAGGCGATGTGCCTGACGTCGCCGTTTGCCCGCAAGCGGGTGACGGCGCTGAAGGAAGTCATCACGGTCCCGTCGACCGGGTCGGTGTTCCGGGCCCTGTCGCGGATCGCTGAGACGGCGCACGGCCTGAACGTGTCCGGCGGCATCATCGATGAGATCCACGTGCACAAGAGCCGCGGTCTGATCGATGCGATTGAGACCGGGACCGGCGCGCGGGACCAGCCGCTGATCATCTTCATTACGACGGCCGACGAGGCGGTCGAGGGCTCGATCTACGACGAGAAGCACTCCTACACCGAGAAGTGCGCGAACGGCGTGGTCGAGGACGTGAGCCACTACGGGGTGATCTGGGCGGCCGAGGAGGGCGACGACCCGTTCGCCGAGTCGACCTGGCGGAAGGCGAACCCGGGGCTGGGGACGTCGCCGACGGTGCGCTACCTGGCGAAGGAAGCCGAGAAGGCGCGCACGACTCCTAGCTACTACCCGACGTTCCTGCGGCTGCACCTGAACATGCGGACGCGGGAGGAATCCCGCCTGATCGACCTGGGCCAGTGGGACGCGACGGCCGGGATGACGGACTGGGCGAAGGCCCGCGGCCGCGAGGCGTGGGCGGGCCTGGACCTGTCGGCAGTAAGCGACTTCACCGCCTGGTGCGTGCTGACGGTGTCGCGGGACCGCACCGCGGAGCTGGACGCCTTCTGGCGGTTCTGGGTGCCCGGTGACCTGGTGCCGGACCTGGAGCGCAAGCTGCAGGTGCCGTTGTCGCAGTGGGTGAAGCAGGGCTTTGTGACCACGACCGAGGGCAACGTCATCGACTACGACGCGATCGAGCGCCAGGTGATCAAGGATGCCTGGCACGTCGACATGCGCCGCATCGGCTTCGACCGGATGTTCGCCGGCCAGATGGTGCAGCGGGTCGACAAGGAGCTGCGCGGCGTCGAGGTGGTGCCGGTGGCGCAGACGTTCCTCGGCCAGTCCCCGGCGATCAAGGAGCTGCAGCGGCTGCTGGGCCCGGGTGCGATCCGGCACGGCGGCAACCCGGTGGCCCGGTGGATGGCCAGCGTGGTGGAGAGCAAGGGCGACGGCAACGACAACCTGCGGCTGGTGAAGCCGGACCGCGGCAAGTCGCAGGCGCGGATTGACGGCATGGCGGCGCTGGTGACGGCTCTTGACGGCTACCTGCGGCGCAAGCGGAAGAAGAGCGGGGCGACAGCAGCGTGAGAGGGGAAGCGTGGCACTGACCCAGCCTGAGGCGCTGCAGCTCGTTGACACCCTCGAAGGCGAGCTGTGGCGCCGGCAGCAGTGGGCCTGCGAGGCGGACGGCTACTACCGGGGTCTTCACCCGCTGCGGTTCGCGTCGGAGGAGTTCCGGGAGTATTTCGAAGAGCGGTACGACGGCTTCGCGGACAACTGGGTGCCGGTGGTGGCCGATGCCCCGGTTGAGCGCCTGGCGGTGACGGGCTTCCAGCTGGACGGGAAGCCGGACGACGAAGCGTGGCGCGTATGGCAGGCGAACAACCTGGACTGCGACAGCCAGCTGGGGTTCCTCTCGGCGGTGCTCGCGGGCCGCTCGCACGTCCTCGTCTGGGGTGACCCGGACGACCCGCAGACCCCGTGCGTGAGCTTCGAGGATTCGTCGCAGGCGGTCGTCATGTACGAGCCCGGCAGCCGCTACAAGAGGAGGGCCGGCCTGAAGGAGTGGCAGGACGGCCAGACCATGCACGCCGTCCTGTACACGGCCGAGGAGGCGTGGCACTTCGAGCGGCCGGTGATGCGTCAGCAGAAGACGTGGCAGATGGCCCTGGCGGAGGAGCAGGCGGACGAGTGGCTCCCGTCAGAGTCAGGGGGCATCCCGGCGTACCAGCGCAACCCCATGGGCCTGGTGCCGCTGGTGGAGCTGCCGAACCGGCCGATGCTGCTCGGCGAGCCGCTGTCGGACGTGGCGACGGTGATCCCGCTGCAGCACACGATCAACCTGCTGTGGTCACACCTGCTGACCGCGTCGGACTTCGCGGCGCTGGACCAGCGGTACATCCTGGGCGCCGAGACGCCGAAGCTGCCGGTCTACGCCGAGGACGGCGTGACGAAGATCGGTGAGGAGGCCGTCAGCCTGGAGGAGTACAAGCGGGCCCGGCTGCTGTGGATCGAGGACGAGAACGCGAAGGCGGGCAGCTGGCCGGCGGCGAACCTGGCGACCTTCTCTGACGTGGTCGAGACGGCGATCGGCCACCTGGCCGCGCAGACGCGCACCCCGCAGCATTACCTGATCGGCAAGATGAGCAACGTCGGCTCGGACACGCTGCTCGCCGCTGAGGCCGGGCTGGTGAAGCGCGTCAATGAGAAGCAGCTGTGGTTCGGTGCGGCTCTCCGGGAGATGCAGCGGCTGGTGGCCCTGGCTCAGGGCGACAAGCGCCGCGCCGACGCCTACCGTTCGGGCCGGGTGCTGTGGGCGGACACCGAATCGCGGTCGCAGGCGCAGCTGGTGGCCAGCCTGGTGCAGCTGAAGGGCATCGGCTGGCCGTTCGAGGATCTCGCGCGCCGGTTCGGGCTGACGCAGGCCGAGGTTGAGCAGCTGCTGAGGATGCGTGAGAAGGAAGCGAAGCAGGACCCGGTCCTGGCGGCTCTCGGAACCGCTACCGCGGGTGTCGCGGCGCAGGGCCAGGAGCAGCCGGCCGAGGTCGGGAACGACGGGCAGCAGGCCGAGAATGCCTTCAACCCAGAAGACCCTCTCAGCATCTGAGGCGGCGGACGCCTACCAGGCGCAGCAGGCGCAGGTTTCCCGCGCTGTGGCGCTGGCGGCGATCGGCGTGTGGCGGGACATCGACGGCAAGAACCTGGATGCCAGCTGGGCGCAGCTGGTGGCCCGGATGGTCGCGGTGGTGGCGGCCGCGCAGCTGCGCGCTGTCGAGGCCGGGGCGACGTTCCTGGCGCGGATCCTGGCTGCGGCCGGGGAGAAGCCTTCGGGCGGCCAGCTTGTCCCGTCGGCTTTCGGGGGCCTGACGGGCGACGGCCGCCCGATGGGAAGCCTGCTGTACACCCCGGTGGCGCTGTCCAAGCAGCGGATCGGCCAGGGCCAGCGGATCGCGGACGTGCTGCAGGCCGAGGAAGCGCACGTGGCCCTGCTGGTCCGCACGCAGGTGCAGGACGCGGGCCGGATGGGCGTGCAGAGCGGCATGGCGGCTGAGCCGAAGTACCGCGGCTACGTCCGCCAGGTGCACCTTCCGGCGTGCGCCCGGTGCATCATCCTGGCTGGCCGGTTCTACCGCTACAGCGACGGCTTCCTGCGTCACCCGTGCTGCGACTGCACGATGGAGCCGGTGCTCGTCGGCCAGGACTTCGTGCACGGCCAGGACCCGGACGAGCTGTTCGCCCGGGCGCGCGAGCAGGACCCGGCGAAGGTGCGCAAGTCCCTCACCGAGGGGGACCTGAAGGCGCTCGATCACGGGGCGAACCTCAACCAGGTCGTGAACGCGCACCGCGGCATGACCACCGCAGCGGGCCCGGGCCGGACGGTCCAGGTGACGACCGAGGGCACGACGAAGCGCGGCTTCGCCGGGCAGCGGCTGATCCGCGAGGCCGGGGCGAAGTCCGGCGGCCGGTACAAGTCGGCCCGGACGCCGCGGCTGACCCCGGCGCAGGTCTTCGAGGAAGCGTCCCTCAACAGCTGGTCGCGCGACGAGGTCGTGCGCCAGCTCAAGAGGTTCGGATACGTCATCTGACCACCCCGCGAGGGGGAGCGCGACGGCTGCGCCTAAAGCCGGGATGCCGACGGGCTTACGGAAGGAAACACCGATGACAACCCCCCCTGAGCCGCCAGCGCCAGCGACGGAGCCAGTTCCGGCACCGGAGCCTGACCGCGGGCTCACGCAGGCCGACGTTGACAGGATCGTCGCCGACCGGCTGGCGCGCGAGCGCGCGAAGTTCGCCGACTACGGCGACCTGAAGAAGAAGGCCGCCGAGTTCGACCAGCTGGCCGAGCAGAGCAAGACCGACGCCGAGAAGGCGGTAGAGGCCGCCCGCAAGGAGGGCTTCACCGAAGCCCAGCTGAAGGCCAGCGACCGCTACCTGAAGACGAAGGTCCACGCCCTCGCGGCGAAGGACTTCGCCGACCCGGCGGACGCGGTGCGGCTGCTGGACCTGGCGAAGTACAAGCCGGATGACGACGGCGAGTTCGATGACGACGCGATCAAGGCGGACCTCGCCGAGACGCTGACGGCGAAGCCGTACCTGGCCGCTCAGCCTTCCGGCTTCCAGGGCTCAGGCGGCGGCGGCCCGCGCGGCGGCCGCCCGGGAACCGGCCCGACGCTGCCGCAGCTGATCGCGCAGGCGGAGCGCTCCGGCAACACAAGAGAGTCGATGCGGCTCAAGGCGCGGTACGCGCGCGAGCAGCGCAAGCAGGGGTAGGCGAGGGCCGCCCCAGAAGGGAGTGACCGGTGACCGTTTCAGGGACCGGGACCACCTACAACCTGCCGAACTACCACGGCGAGTTGTTCACGGTGGCAGTGACCCAGACGCCGTTCCTGTCGGCGATCGGGGGCATCAACGGGTCGAAGTCCGTTCGCGCTACCCGCTGGGAGTGGCAGACGATCGGCCGGCGTTCCAGCTCGGCGAACAACGTCGTGCTGGAAGGCCAGGACGCGCCGACGTCGACTGCCCAGAACAAGGGCAACGTCTACAACGTCACCGAGATCCACCATTCGTCGGTGGAGCTGACCTACTCGAAGATGGCGGCGACGAGCCAGTACGCGGGCGTCAACGTGGGTTCCGAGTGGGACGACGCGATGGACGACGAGTACCAGCAGCAGATCGACGCCGAGCTGCAGTCGATGGCCGTGGACATCGACATGTCGTTCCTGAACGGCACCCTGCAGGTTCCGTCGGACAACTCGACGGAGCGGCAGACCCAGGGCATCCTGGGCGCGATCACGACCAACGTAAGCGCGAACGGCGGCGTGAAGCGCAACCTGAGCCCGGCGATCGTCAACCAGCTGCTGAAGTCGATGCGGCAGGCGGGCGCGCCGCTCGCACCGGGGATCAACGACCAGAACGGCAACCCGGCGCCGCGGACGGTGTTCCTGTGCGGCAGCGATCAGAAGCTGAACATCGTCAACGTCTACGCGGCGCAGTCGACCCTGTCGGCGCCGGAGCGCAGCATGACGGTGGCAGGCATGAACATCCAGACGATCGTGACCCCGTTCGGGACGTTCGGCGTGCTGG